TCCACGTCTTCGGGTTTGAATCGCATGGCGCCGTCGTTGGCGCCAACTCGGTAGCAGGTGAGCCGGCCAGAATACGCCAGGTCATACACGGCCCGGCGGCTGATGCCCAACTGGCGGCCCACGTCGCTTGCGGTGAGCAGCATGTCAGTGGATCCCGTGGTGTTGTTCGGTGGCCCGCACCAGCGCCACGCCTTTGTGATCGCGGGCCAGGGCGCGGGCCTTGAGTTCGGCCATGCGCTGCTGGCGCTGGTACAGCGGCTCCCAGCCGTCAGCCTTGAACAGCTCGCCCTGCGACGGTGAGAGCTGCAGGTATCTGTACCAGTTGTGGCCACGCTCCTTCTTGCGCCAGGCGGCCGGCATCTCGTGGTCATCCATGGCGCGCATGGCGTCGGCCTTGCGCTGCAGCTCGGCGATCTGCGACTCCAGAGCGGTGAGGTTCATGCGGTCTCCCTTGCTTTTTGTTCCAGCTCGATGAGCAGGTCGATGAAGTGGCGGGCCTTCTCCAGGTCCGCGATGCCGCCCTTGGCGCGCCAGCGGGTGATGTACTTCACGACGCTGCCCTCAATGAACGGCAGGCCGTTGGCGTGGATGTACTGCACGGGCTGGATGGCCAGGCCCTTGTAGTGGGTGCCGGCGACTTGGGTTGCGAGCGCGCTGGTGGTCATGCTTGCCCCTTGAGCCAGCGCTCGATGTTCCTGGCGAAGTGGTGGTGAAAGCCGCCGTTCTGGTGCCAAAGGTTGGCGATGACCTCGTCGGTCAACGTGCGTTGCGGCTGCTCGGCTCTCACGCACGCTGGGTGGTGGTCGCGCCAGGTGCAGTGGCCATCACAGAACTGCTCCTGTGCAGCCTCACACACGCCGTCTTTGGCGATGTCGCAGGGCTCCTGCTCCGTCTGCTCCAGCGCGGCCTCCAACGCCCGCTCCGCATCACAAAGCTGTTCGCAACCAATCTCGCGGCGGTATCCGCGCAGGGAATTCAGCGCCTGCTGGGCGGCGGCCCTCAGATCACTCATTGCTTCACCTCCACCCGCGACGGGCAGCGTTGATCCTCGATCACCCACACCCCCATCCACACCTGGCGTGTGGCTTCGGGATGCACCGGGCTGTTGCGCTCGTTACGGGCGCAGGTGTCGCACTCCAGCCGGCAGGGGTTGCCGGCGCAGCGGGCAAAGTCTTGGGCGCGGTAGGGGGTCATTTCGGTCCCCCCACATCTGCCCAGTGCGTCACGCCATCGACGATGCCGCCGCTGGCCGCATCGAACCACGCGCCGGCTTCGTCGTCCCACCAGCCCGAGAACCACTCCCGGGTGTCGCGCCAGCACAGCACGCTGATGTCCGCGTCGGGCTTGGTGGCCGCGGGGGTCCAGGTTAGGGTTTCGGTCATTGCATTGCTTCCCAGGCTTGGATGAAATCGATCAGCTCGGCCATCTCGGCCTTGCTCAGCCGGCTGGTGCGCTGGAACACCACGTCCACGCCGTGGCCGTCCAGGGCGGGCACCACCACCAGCTGCTCGCCGCGGGTGCGCATCCACGCGGCCGTGAGCAGGCGCTTCCAGACCTCGGCCTCCCACTTCCTGCCGGCCCACTCGCGCCGGCTGGCGATGTCGGCCAGGGTGGCGTGCAGCAGGGCGTTCTGGCGGTTGTTGCGCCGCTCCTCTTCAACAGACAGCGTGATGCGCTGGCCCTGCAGCAGGCGGGGCTTGAGCCAGCCCCACAGGCGCTGCAGCGTGACGTGGGCGGCCTGGGGGTTGTCGAGGGTGATGCTGTGGGTCATGCCAGCCCCTTGATGGTTTCGTTCAGCGCGTCCAGCTCATCCAGCTTGCGCACCGCCCAGGCCCGCTTCTGTCCGTGCCAGCCCATCACGGGGCCGCGGTGGCAGCTCTCGCACAAGGCCACCGCAGTGAACTGCAGGCCCTGCTTGATGTGGTGCGCCTCGCTCGGGCCAGTGGCGCCGCACACACTGCACGGCAGCTCCTTGACCCGCGCCAGGTGGGCGCGCTCGCGGGGGTTGAGCCGGTTGTGCATTACCAGGGCACGTCGTCTTCAACCGGGGCCGCAGACCTTGCCTGCCACGCCTCATCCTTCTGCCGCGCCGGCTTGGTGTCCTGCGGCTGGCTCTTCTTGGCCTCGCGGATCACAGCGGCCTGGAACTCATCTGAGCCCCAAGCGTGGCGCCAGTAGGTGCCGTCGTCCTTCTTCTGGGCGGGCCAGGAGATGAACTCACCCTTCTCGCCGCTCTTGATGCGGCAGCCCTTGATGGACAGGAACTCGGGCCTGTCGCCGTTGGCCAAGCCGACGTTGAACTGGTCGCCAAACCACTTGGTGGTGATCTTCATGCTGCTTCTTTCTCTGGTTGGTTGGCCTTGATCAAGGCACGGAGCTTGGATTCGGTCTTGAGCAGCGACCACACAAACACGCGCTGCTCGTTGCTCTCAAAGGTGGCGGGGTCGTACCAGATGCGGATGGCATCCAGGTCGCGCTCGTTGCGGTGGCAATCGATCATGTGCAACGCCACCTCGGTCATCTCGTTGCGCTCCTGCTCCTGCAGGGCGTCGGCGGCGCCGTCCGTGGCGCTGATGGGGCCGGTCTTCGGCGGCTTGACCTCAGCCTTGGGCTCAGGCTGGTCCTGCTCGGGCAGGTCCTCGCCGGCATAGATGTACAGGCCCAGGCCGTGCATGGCGATGGCCTTGGCCAAGCAGCGCATCACGGCGGTGTTGACCGCAAAAGCGTCGGGGTTCTTGATGGCCTGGTTGCGGTGGTTCATCACCGGCAGCAAGCAGCACTTGGTGTTGCCCTTGATGGTGACGCTGACCTTGACCATGGCCGATGTGTCGGGCATGACGATGCAGGGCAAGCCGCTGAACTCATGCGCCTGCCAAGTGGCCTGCGCATCCAGCTTCAGCACTTCCGCCCAGGCCCAAGCCCAGGACAGGTACGTCAGGCCGTTCTTGCGTTCGGTGTGATCGTTGACGTTGATCTTGAGCAGCTCGCTCATGGGGTGATCTCCTCAAAAAGGCAGTGGGCGGAACGAATCGCGCAGCACGCCGGCCCACATGCGGGCCACGCGCCAGTCGCGGCGGAGAACGGCGCGCAGCACGGCGCGGGTGAGGTGCACGCGGCTCACAGCAGCAGCCCCAGCACCACAGTGGTCACCACCGCAGCGGCCACCACCATCAGCACCAACAGGCGGTCGGCGCGGTCCACTTCCGACAGCTCGCACGCCTCGGGCGTGGGGCAAGGCAGGCGGCCTTGCTCGCAGGGTCCGTGGCACTTGTTCATGCGGCCCACCAGTGCACCAGCGCCAGGGCCAGGCCCAGGCCAATCAGCGAGGCCAGCAGCACGCTGCCCACAGCGTCCATGCGCCGGCTGGTGCGCTCCAACGAATACGCCCACTGCCGGTCGGCGGGGAAGGCCTCCTGCAGCGTGCGCGGGAACTTGCGTGTGGTGGTGTTCATGCGGCCTCCAACAGGTCGGCGTACTCGGCGCGCAGCAGGCGGCGCAGCTTGTCGTCACTCGTCTGGCTGAGCATGAAAGACAGGGCGTCCATCCACTGCGTTTCGCTCAGGTCCAGCTCGAGCTCAACGCTGCGCTGGCGGCCCAGGTGCGGGCCACTGGCGCAGATGCGGGCCTCGTCGGCGTGAATGCGCAGGAAGCTCATGCGGCCTCCGCTTGCAACTCGGCCAGGTACTCGGCGGCCTCCACGCGGTTGGCGGCGCGGATGGCCGGCACGCGGGCCTCGATGTTGTCGGCGCTGTCCTCACACATGCGGTCCACCAGCTCAAAGCGCGCGGCGATGAGTTGCTTTTCGGTGCCCGACAGGATCAGCACCCAGAGCTCGTCAATCGTCAGCTCGGTCATATCCTCTTCGACCCAGCGGGAGCGCACGCGGGTGGTGCTCAGCTCGGGCTGCGCCAGGTTTTCGACAAGCCACAAGCTGGTGGCGCAGGTGTCGGTCAGGAACTCGTCGCGGGCCTCGCTCAGTTCGTAGACCGTGGGCTCGTCATCGCGCTCCATCGGGAGCAGGTTGTCCCAGCGGGCTTGTGCGGATCTGAAGGCTGCGTCCATCTGTCTCTCCCGCGCCGCACCGTGCAGCGCATGGAGAGAATTCTCACAAACGTGATATGACATGTCAACACGAACGTGAGTATTTCGGTAGGGGATTACCCGTAAACGCAAAAAAGCCCGCTCACGGCGGGCTTGGCGATCAAGAAGAGGTTTCGGTCAGGCCCAGCGGCCCGCCACGGCGGTCAGCACCGCCACCACGCTCAGGTTGTCGTCCTTGGAGTCCATGGGCCGGTAGGCCTCATTGACCGCGTGCGCTTCCCAATGGCCAGGGCGCTTCTCGCGGAACTGGCGGAAGAAGTGGTGTCCCAAGCTGTCGCGCACCAGCACACCGTCACCAGGCCGCGGCTCCAGGCCGCGCGTGAATTCCACGATGGTGCCCTGCGGCACCTTGGGCGCCATAGAGGCATCTGGCGCAGAGAGTTTGAACACAGTTGGCAGAGGGTCTACGCCCATCAGTTGCTCCCATTCGATTCTGGGAACTACTGTAATTCCATCCAGTATCACTGGGTGAGCCAGTGGGGAAAGTCCTGAGGCCTCTGACGTCGGAGTAGGGTCTTTGCCCTCTTCCAGCCACTCAGGTGTGACGCCCAGTGCGCGGGCAATGCCCAGCAAGTTGCGAGG